CCAGAGGTGGTCTGGTGATTCTGTTGCTTGATGTTTTCTATGACGTGGTCTTTGTAGGCCCCGCCCAGGTCCAGGGGTTCCAGTTCCCGGTGTAGTGGCTCCGCTCTCAGAAATTGCGCGATCTCTTGGAGTTCGGCCACCGTGTGGACTGCCTCACCCCGCCCATCTTCATCAATCCAACCACCGGGTACTGTGAACCCGTCAGCCGTATAATCTTTGGCCGGCCCCAGGGGGACACACGCGGTCACCACGGAATCGTCGCGCACAACCTTCAATATCTGAAAGCGGCACAGGGTATCCGTAGCTTCGTTCAACCGGTTGACCTCTACCAACAGGTAGCAAGGCTCGTCGGCAGACACCGCGTTGGTGTAAACCTCTATCCCCAAGGGGCGCTGAAAGTGCGTGACAATGTCAGGCATTAGACCGTCCAGTCACGGTTGGCGCGAAACACTGCGTAACTGAGATCCATCTCTTCTACGGCGGCTCCCTTGGCTTCAACGGCAGCAATAGCTCCCAGCTTCACCGTAGTGGAGCAAGCAGCCGTAACTGATTTCACCAGTTCGCCGTCCACATACCACCGGGCATCCCCACTGGGGTCGATTTCAACCCGAAGCACCTGCCACTGGCCAGCGACAGCATCAGAAACTCCATAGCTTGTCCCATCAACGTCGGTGGAAGTAACAGAGGAAGCTGCGGTAGCCCCTCCGTTGTGGATCAAATGCCAGTCATCGGTGTCCGTGAACTCCGCACTGAGCAGGAAGCCGCAGAAATCCGAAGCTGTATTGGTGACTGTGGTGGTCCCACCATGAGCAATATCCGTCTGGATACTCACGGTGTCGATGGGAATATCGGAGAAGCCAACGTAGGCTTCTTTGGTAGCCAGGTTGTTAAACTGGACTCGGGCTTCAAAGACCAGCGGGCCATTTAACGCTGGGCTAAATGCGTTGGTAGTTCCGATAGCAATACAATGGTCGGCTTCGTTGGTAGTGGTCAGCCGTGCCCCATTGCCACCAGCAACCGGGACTACTCCAGAGTCAATCTCGGCACTACCCTGTCCCCCAACCGCAAAATCTCCTATTCCACCGTGTTCCCCGTCATTGGCTAATGCCCAGCCAGCAACACCCTGATACTTGAGGCAAATCTGTCCCATTTCACTTTGTGGCATTTAATCTCCTTCAAGCTCCCAAAAGTTGTTACTCGGGGGGTTTCAGCCCCCCGACACGTTTTGGTGCTAGTGGGTCGCTAGGTTATGAATCCGCTCCAGATCATATTCGTGGAGCTATAACGAGCAACATAAAACCTATAACTCACGCTAGGCAGGCGCAGTTGCATCCCCGATCAATTCATACGACCAGTTGCCTGGACTTCGTTCTCCGTAGGCATATTCGTGAGTAATAAACAGCGAATCTCCGCCTCCACCGATATGGGGTTCTCTGCGGGTCTCTCTCCTCATGCTCATGCCAGCGACGAGAATCCACGCCATCTTGGAGAAGATGAAGTTTTTGGCGTCGGCATTGGAGTCGATGGCGATGTTGCCATCTTCATGGACGGTGACCGAAGCTATTGGCAAGTTGAAGCCGCCCTGGAACACGGTGGCGGTCGCGCCGGCCGGGACCGGGTAAGTACCTATGCCACCGGACAACTCATCAAAAAAGTCTTTCAGACAAAATCCGTGGAAAACGCTGGAGATCGGCATCGGGCCTGGCTCGGTGGCATTGCTGGTGATGTTGTACCGGGCAGATGCTACGTCTCCGATCTGGACCGGGGTGCCGGCCGCGCCTAGCTGGGTCGTGCTGCCATCCATAGCGGTTAGGCCGTCCTGGTCCTCTTTCCTGCTCATGGCCTCGCCGGCGAGTTTTCCCATCTGAGAAAGTGAACGCCGGTTAAGATTCCTCTTGACCCGGTCACTGATGAAGGTCTGGATCTGGACCATCTGGGGGCGTATGGTTATTGCGGTGTCCGAATACTGCTGCGGGTTGTCCATGATCGTGTTCTCGGTAATCGCCTGAGCAGCCAGCTTGGCGAAAAGGACCTCTTTCCAGTCCAGCCCAGTATTAGGACTCAGCGAAACCCGTTCTACCAACTGAGGAACTACCCCAGAATATTCCCGAGTGCTCCGAGCCGACGCCACCACAATGTCGAGTGAATCGGCCAGGCTTCCAATGGTCGTGTTCCCAGTTGCCATCTATCCTTCTCCTTACGCAGGTCCGCTCTAGCGGTCGAGCGCTTGCTGTACTCGGGGACTCATGTTGATTTGTCCGTTGGCATAGCGCCGGATCAAGTCGGCATCACTGCCGCCTCCGGCGCTTCTCCCCGGCTGGTTGTAGGTCTGGGCGGGTATGTTGTTGCGCCTGAGCGCCGCTTCCGCCCGGGCGACACGGGCCTCCAGGTTCTTTACGACCTGGGACTCGGCGCCGCCGGAGCGCTTGAACTCCGCCGCCTTGTCCCTCATGGCCTGTTCATCCCAGATGTCCTTTAGCTGGGTCCGTGGAATGCCGGTCTCCAGGGAGATCAGCTTTTCCAGGTTGCGTTTGTTCTGGATCTGATAGGCCGCTATCGCTATGTCTTTCTCAGCGCGGTCCCGAGCGATCTTCTCGATCTGTTCGGGGTAGTAGCCCTGTTGCTCTAGCTCCCTGGCGTGGGCCTGTAGCTGCTGGTTGCCGTAGCCCCGGAGTTGGCTATGTAGCTCCAGGTTGTCCTGCTGCTCCGCGAACTGAGCTTCCTTGGTCTCTAGCGCTTTCTCCCTCTCTTCAATGGGATCAGGAGGTAGCTCCTCTGGCGCCTCCGGTGCTACCGCTTCTTCATCTGCACCCAGGTCAATCCCAGTTAGCTCGTCGTTAGGTTGACCTAGCTCGTCCTGAGCGTCGTAGGCGTTAAACCCGTCGCTGCCGTAATCCTCGGTATAGGCTTCGCTTTGCTGGGTGGTCATTCATCCCCAATTCAGCACACAAAAAAACGCCGTTGCCACTGGTGTCACGGCACACAGGGCTAACGGCGTCAAAGCGCACTAGGTTATGTATTTATTACTATTGAGCTAGTAGATAACTCTAGCGTACTCCAACCGGCACACGTCTGTCTATCACTACATCCCGTTTGCATCTAGGACATAGGGTGATATAGACCCCGCCGGCCAGGTGATCACCTAGCTTCTTCTGGCAGTAGGGGCAATAGACCGGGTTCATCTAGCGAGAACCACCCTTCCTGGCACCACCAGGCTTGCTCCCGCCAGACTTACTACCGCCAGACTTGCTACCACCCTTGCGCTCCTCCCCTTCCGTAGTGAACAGGTTCCGTGGGTCGGGCACCCCGAAGCCGAAGTATTCCGATCCGAAGCCTTTGGCTTCCTCGCGCTTCTTGCTGTATTCCCGGCCCTGTGGCGTCCCGTAGGGTCCTTCCGTCAACAGTTCGAACCAACGGTAGGCGCTGTCCGGGTCCACGTCGAACATCTTGTCGCCGTCAGTGGCGTAGACCCCACCCGAGGACGCCGCGATCAGGCCCTCCAGCGTCCGGCTCATTTCGGTCCCGGCGGGCATGTGGTAGCGCAGCATGAACCGGCGCAGCCGTGCCCATCTCTGGGGGCCATCAACGTCGATGACATCAGCGAATGCCTTGAATCCTTCGGAGGCGTAGGCGAGAGGCAACAGCAGGTTCCGCGCACCCCCCTCGCTCAACCCCGACGTAATCAGGCTATAGAACGGACCGAAGCTCGCCACCACCCAGGGCTTGCGCCCGATCACGGACTCACCGTACATATTGATCGCCGTCATTCCCGCCACGAAATATATGAGATGGCGCAACCGCTCGGTCCGCTGCCACGGACTGCCCGTTTTCATCGAGTTAAACATGGTCTTGGAGGCACCGCCCCGGCCAATGGGGAGTATCCCTTCTCGTACAATTTGCAGCATCTCAAAGGCGAAGGAACTGAACGGCACCCACGATTGCAGTTCCGATGAGCGCAGCACCCCCGCACGGTCGTGCCGGTTGTACATGCTCTGGGTCTTGGACCCA